AGATGGGGTTCTGGACGCGCGTGCCGAAGGAGGGGACCTACGGCGAGATCCCGGTGGACAAGCAGACGGGCGCGATCGCGCTCGACGCTGCGCCGGGCTCCTTCGACTTCGGACCCGAGGGCTACCAGTTGCAGCCGTGGGACCCGCAGCACCCGAGCGCGAACTACGCCGACTTCGTGAAGGCCAAGCTGAGGGAGATCGCCTCGGGGCTCGGCATGAGCTACAACGCGCTCGCGAACGACCTCGAAGGCGTGAACTACTCGTCGATGAGGTCCGGCCTCCTGATCGAGCGCGAGGTGTGGCGCTCCGTCCAGCGGTGGTGGATCGAGGGCTTCCTCCAGCCCATCTTCGAGGAGTGGCTCAACATGGCGCTGCTCTCCGGCGCGCTGACGCTGGACGGCAGGAACTCGCAGAAGTTCAAGGCGCATCGGTGGGCGCCGCGCGGCTGGCAGTGGGTGGACCCTCTCAAGGACACGACCGCAGGTATCGCGGGCATCAAGACGGGACTCACCTCGCGCCGCCGGCTGCTCGCCGAGCAGGGCATCGACTTCGACACGGTGATCGAGGAACTCGCCGAGGAGGAGAAGCGCGCGAAGGAGAAGGGCGTCGACATCTCCGGCCCGAAGTCCGAGCCCTCGGGGTTCGCGGCCGCGAGCAAGGACGACGACGACGTGGACGACGACGTGGACGCCGGCAAGCCGAAGGACGGCAAGAACGGGAAGAAGTCGCGCGACGAAGTGCTCCGCGCGCTGAGGGGGTAGGCCATGCTGACCGCGAAGTCGATCGAGAAGATGCGGTTCGCCGAGGTCCCGGCGGGGCTGACGCTGACGCCGGCGCAGGCCCGGTCGCGACTCCGGCAGGACGGGACCGAGGTGCAGGCGGTGATCTGCTCGAAGGAGCGGTTCGGGACCGTCGTCGAGGCGCGGACGTGGGTCGGCGACCACGGCTTCCGGACGGAGAAGGTGGACGTAACGGACGACGCCTTCCGCTTCCGCCAGTTCGACCCGGGCGAGGGCAAGGAGGGCGCACTCGCGGACGGCGAGACGTTCGCGACCATCACGCTCGACCGCGGGGTGAAGGCCATCGTCTGCAAGCGGGGCGAGCGGACCGCGGAGCAGGTGGTGGCCGAGGCGTTCCCCGAGGGAATGCGGTACGCGGACTTCGCGATGCACGCGCGGCCCGTGACTCTCTCGGAGGTCCGGAAGCACGTGGTCGGACTGACGCGCGCGGAGGAAGAGGAAGAGGAGGACGGCAAGCCGCCGAAGTACCGGCTGTACGAGGTCGCCATCTCCTCGGAGACGGAGGTCGAGCGGTGGTTCGGGATCGAGATACTCGGCCACGCCGAGGGCGAGGTGGACATGGAGCGCCTCCTCCGCGGAGCGGCCGTGCTGGTGAACCACTACGGCGATCAGGTCGGGGTGGTGGTGCCGGGAAGCGCCCGGATCGACGACGACAAGGTGCTGCGCGGCTACCTCCGGTTCTCGCGGAGCGTGCGCGGGCATGAGGTGGAGGACGACGTCGAGCAGGAGATCCGGACCAGCATCTCCGTCGGCTACATGGTGAAGGCGGTCAAGCTGGTCGAGGTGCGGGAGGTGACGGACGGTGACGGCCGGAAGGCGACGGTGGACGTATACCGCGCGACCCGGTGGCAGCCGGCCGAGGTGTCACTGGTGAGCGTGCCGGCCGACGTGACGGTGGGGGTCGGCAGGTCCGAGAAGGCGGCGGAGCCGCCGGAGGAGGGAACCATGAAGAAGGTGCGGGACGACAAGGGGAACGTGGTCGAGGTGGCGGACACCGACCAGCGGCCGGCGGTCACGGCGGGGGCGACCGGGGAGCGGGACAAGGCGATCGGCGAGATCCTCGACATCTGCGAGAACAACGGCATCGAGGCGAAGGAGGCCCGCAAGTGGATCGTGGAGGGCCTGACGGTGGAGCAGGTGGGCCACCGCATCGTCACGGCGCGCAAGACGGCCGGGGAGGGGCAGCCCTCGGCCGAGGCGCTCGCCGCGGTCCCGGACAAGGCGCGCAGGCGCTATCGCTACACGCGCGCGATCCTCGGCGCTGCGAGGCAGCGGGAGGGCACGGGCAAGCTAGACGGCGTCGAGGCCGAGATCGCACAGGAACTCGAACGGAACATCGACCCGAGCTTCAAGAAGGCGGACGGGCTGCTCGTGCCGATGGACCTCAGGAGCGAGGAGGACCGCTGGCGCGAGTGGGAGGTCCGGCGGCAGATGCAGACGCGCGCGCTGGACTCCAAGACCGCGGGCCGGGGTCCCGAGACGATCTTCGAGGAGCCCGGGGAACTGATCGAGATCCTGCGGCAGGCCTCGGTCGCGGCGCGGATGGGAGCCCGGATGCTCGGTGGGCTCACGGCGCCGGTCGCGTTCCCGAAGCACACCGGGCGCCTGTCGGCGTTCTGGGTCGGTGAGAATCCCGCGAGCGACGTCACGGCCTCGGACCTCGGCTTCGGGATCGTCAACCTCTCGCCGAAGACCATTCAGGCCACGACCGCCTTCTCGCGGCAGTTCCTCGTGCAGACCAGCATCGACGCCGAGGGGCTGACGCGGTCCGAACTCGCGGAGGAGCACGGGCTCCTGCTCGACCGGACGGTGTTCCACGGCGAGGGGGCGGCGGGCGAGCCGACCGGGATCTATCAGGCACCGGACGTGAACGTCAGGGCGGCCGGCGGAGTCCCGGACTACGCCGACGTGGTGGACCTGATCGGGCTGGTGGCGGACGACAACGCGCTCGCCGGTACGCTCGGATGGGTCACGACCCCGCTCATGGCCGCGAAGCTCCGGCAGATCCCGGAGCACGCGACGGGGACGATGGCGAACTGGATCTGGATGGGGACGTTCCTCGAAGGGCTGATGGCCGGCTACCGGGCCGTCGCCTCGAACCAGATCAGCAAGACCATGACCGGGTCGGCGGACACCGGCGGTGCGGAGCACGGCGCCATCTTCGGCAACTGGCGCGAGGTGCTGATCGGAATGTTCGCCGCGATGGAGATCATCGTGGACCCCTTCGCGCAGAAGAAGAAGGGGCTCATCGAGGTCACGTCGTTCCAGATGGCCGACATCGTGCTGCGACACGGCGAGAGCTTCGGCAAGTGGACGGGCGCGACCACCGCGTAGGCCGCGACGGCTGACACGAACGGACCCCGGCGCCGCCTCGCGCGGCGCCGGGCACAGGGGAGGGCGCAGCATGAAGGTCAAGATCCTCACGGACTTCTCGCTCGGCGGGGGCCGGGACGTGTATCGCGGGCAGACGGTCGACCTCGAAGAGAAGGAGGCGGAGGCGCGGGTGCGGCGCGGGTGGGCCGAATACCTCGCGCCGAACCGGACGCAGGCGCGGGAGCCGAGGGTCGAGAGCCGCGAGCCGGCCGTCGGCGAGGCCGTCGGCGAGGCCGAGGGCAAGGCCGAGGGCGAGCCGAAGGCGGGCGCCGCGGCGAAGCGGTAAAACCAGCGGCGCGACGAAAGTCTCACCCGCGAAACATGGAGGTGGCAAGATGGCGGCAACGGTGAAGGCCATGCCCCTGTTCGACGTCCTCGCGTTTGCGCCCGTGGCGGTTCGCACCACGACGCTCACGGGCGCGGCGCTGGACATCCGGGCGTATGAGGGGCTCATGCGAATCAACCTGCACGGGCTCCGGGCGACCGGCGACCTCACGCCCACGATCGAAGATTCTGTGGACGGCTCGACCGGGTGGGTGGTTGTGCCGGCGAGCGCGCTCGACTCGGCGTTCACGGCGGTGACGGCGGGGACGGACTTCCTTCAGTCCCGCGTGCTGGATAAGACGCAGACGCGCGGGTTCATCCGGCTGATCGGCACGGCCGCGAACACGCCGAGCCACACGTACGGCGCGGCCGTCGTGGGCGTGAAGAAGTACCGGCCGTAGGGGAAAGCGGTGCCCCAGTTCGGCGCCTCCGACCTCGACGTGTTCACGTCCGACATGGGCGTGAGCGTGACGGTCGGTGCGGTGACGGTCCGCGGCCTCATGGACGTGGCCGACGAGGAGATGCTCCGAGAGGTGGCGCCGGCGCTGCAAGGACGGATACGCAGCGTGCGCGTGAGGTCCGGGGCGCTGGCGCTCGCCTCGAAGGGGGACATCACGGTGGACGGCACGGCCTACAAGGTCCACTCGTTTCACGCCGTCCACGATGGGCTATTCACGGTGGTGCTGGTGGTGGGGGTGAACTGACGTGCCGAGCATCCGGGAACGCATCGCCGCGGCGGCGGTGGTGGAGTTGAACACGGGGACCCCGGGCGGAGTGCCGCAGACGGAGCGGAGCCGGACCGCTGAGTACCAGCCGGCCGACCTGCCGGCCATCGCGCTCTACCTCATGCGGGACGTGCACGAGCGGGTGGGCGGTGGGTCGGGGCCGATCTACCGCTCGCGGGTGACGCTGTTCGTGGAGTGCAGGGCGAGCGGGACCGGGAGCCTAAGGGCCGATCAGGCGGTGGACCCGCTGTACCTGTGGGTGGTGAAGGCGCTCGCCGGGAAGCAGCTACCGGACGGCGCCGGCGGGTTCCTCAACCACGACATCTTCGAGGGCGACACCACCTTCGCGTACGAGCAGGGCAGCGTACCGCACTGCCTCGCCGCGACGGAGATGGTGGTCGAGTACCAGCGGCTCCGGGGCGACCCCGAGGCCCGGACTTAAGGGAGGCGGCTATGTCGCAGGACACGGTAAACGCTGGCGACCTGTATCTCGGTCGGGGCGAGGTCTACTTCGACCGCTTCGACGCCAGCGGGCTGAGGACCGGCGAGCGGTTCCTCGGGAACTGCACGGTGTTCGAGATCAGCATCGCGGACGAACTCCGCGAGAAGTACTCCAGCGCCGAGGCCGGCTCGCCGCTGCTCAAGCAGGTGAACGTCCGCCGGACGCCCGAGGTGGCGATCTCGCTCGACGAGTTCAACCCGGACACGCTCGAACTCTTCTTCATGGGCACGGCGAAGTTCATGCTCCAGACGGGGGCCTCGGCGGTGAACTACGTCCCGCCGGCGGCGCGGGTTGTGAAGGGGCGGTGGTTCCCGCTCGAAAACCCGGCCGGCACTCCGGTGCGCGGGACCGTGGCCGAGCCGCTGACGGCCATCGTGGTGACGGGGCCGGCCGCGACGCCGGTCTACGTGCTCAACACCGACTACAAGGTCGACCTCATCTCCGGCCGGATCTACGTCATTCCGGCTGGAGCGATCGCGACGGGCGGTGCGCTCGAAGTCGACTTCACCTACCCCACGTTCACGCTGACGGACGCGCCGTACGTGGAGGCGGCGACCGCGAGCTTCATCGAGGGCTTCCTCCGCTTTAAGTCGAAGCAGGCGGCCGGGCCGTCGATGGAGGTCGAGGTGTGGAAGGTGAGCATCACCCCGGACGGATCGACGCCGCTCATCGGCGACGACTTCGGCGAGTTCCGGATCCGGGGTCGAGTCCTCGCGGATACCGTGGGACACCCCACGGAGCCGCACTTCCGGGTCTACGAGACGGCGGCCACGTAGCCGCGTGGAGGTAATCGAGATGGCCGAGAAGCTCTCACTCGGCGGGCGGGAGTACGTGCACGCGGGGGTGGGTCCGCTCCGGCAGGACCTATTCCTCATGGCCCAAGCCCGGCACGCGGGGCTCACCGACGCCGCGCTGCGGGACGGGGAAGCTCCGGAGGAGTTCGCGGCCCGGCTGCTCGACTCGTGCATCACGAGCGGCCGGGCTCTGCTCTTGCTCGGCGGGATGCTACTGCCCGCCGGCTCGAAGCCCGAGGACTGGACGGAGGAGATGGCCCACGCCACTGCCGCCCACCTCGGGAGCGTCACGGAGCAGGCCGACAAGGTGAAGGTGCAGGCGGAACTGGTGTCGGCGCTACTGGGTTTTTTCGAGAACGGGCTCGCCTCTTGGATCGCTTCCACGCGATCTTCGCCGGCGGGCGAGCCCGGGAGGAAGGGCGAGAGCGGAGGTACGGCCAGTGGGACCGCCTCGTCCGAGAACTCGCCGGCTACGACGCCGATCGGTGCCGCGCCGTCTGCGGGTGGATGCTAGAGGACGCCTTGCTCGCCTACTTCGACCTCGCGCGCCGGCGGGCGCTCACCGACTACCGGCACTCGTGTATCCTCTACGCGCTTCAGGCCCCGTATGCGAGGAAGGGCAGCCCCATGAAGAAGCCGGAGCTACCGCGGATCCTGCGGCAGCGGGAGCCGTGAGCCATGCCGCCGCCTGACGTCCGGGTCCGGCTCTCCGCGGAGGGCGAGGCTCAGGTGCAGGCCGCGCTGCGCCGGGTGGTGGGAGACGCTCAGCGGGCCGGCCGGTCGGCCTCGCGCGGGTTCGGCCAGTTCAACACGACGCTCTCGGCCGCGCGCACCCTGCTCGTCCAACTCGGGGCGGCGCTGGCCGTGGGGCAACTGGTGGCCTTCGCGCGCCGGGCGGCGAACGCGGCGGACGAACTCGGGAAGATGTCTCAGCGCGTTGGGGCGAGCGTCCAGAACCTCTCCGCACTCCGCTCCGCGGCCGCCACCGCGAACGTCGAGATGCAGACTCTCACCACCGGCATGGTGAACCTCTCGCGCCGCGTAGAGGAGTTCCGGGGCGGGTCGAAGGAGGCGACGCGGGACTTCCGCGCGCTCGGGCTCACCGTGCAGGACTTCAAGGGCAAGGACGCCGCCGAGCAATTCGCCACGATCGCGGTCGCTCTCGGCAGGCTCGAAGATTCCCCGGGAAAGACGGCGCTGGCGTTCCAGTTCTTCGGCCGGTCCGCCGCGGCGCTGATCCCGCTGCTCAACGACGTGGCCGGAGCGGGCGGGTTGCAGGGCGTGATCGACAAGGCGCGCGAACTCGGGCTCCTGCTCTCCGAGGACACCGCGCGCGCAGCTCAGGCGATCAACGACGACTTCACCATCATCCGGGAGCAGGTGCTCGCCGGCGCCGCGCGGTTCGTGGAGGGCCTTGCCCCCGCGATCCACGAGGCGCTCGGCCTCGTACAGAAGGACCTCGGCGCGAGCGTGCAGGGCTGGCGGGAGTGGGGCCAGAACGTCGCCCGGACCGTGGGGGTGCTTGTGATCACGATCCAGTCGCTCTTCGACCGTATCGGGACCACCACCGCGCAGCTAGGGAGCAACATCGGTGGCGTCGCCGCGGCCGCGCTACAGTTCGTGCGCGGGCACTTCCGCGAGGCCTCGGCGATCATGGACGAGACGCGGCAGCGTGCCGGGGAACTGGAGGGCGAGTTCAAGCGGCGCGAGGCCGAGCGCGGGGATCGCGCCGAGCGGCTCGGCTTCGCCGTGACGACGGGTGCCGCCGGACTCCCGGCCCTCCGGGCGGCGGGCGGCACGGAGGAGGCCCCGGTCCGCGATGCCGGTGGCGAGCGCAGGAAGCAGAAGAGCAAGGAGCAACTGGAGTTCGAGAGCGCGATCCTCGCCGCCACGGCTGGCCGCAACGCCTTCGAGGCGGAGCGCGAGACCATCATCGAGCGCGCGAACGTCGGGCTCAAGAGTCAAGCTGCGGCGACCGAGGAACTTCTCCGGCTCGAAAAGGATCGGCTCGTCGGCCTCCGGGGACTCGCCGCCGCGGCACTTACCACAGCGAGGGCGCTCGGGGACCCCGCCGCTATCGAGCGGGCGCTGGAGTTCGGCCGGGCCGTGGAACTGATCGGGCTCAACGTGGAGGCCAGCACGAACCTGATGGCGCGCCTCGGAGCCACGGCGCAGGACTCGCTGAAGCAGGCGTTGACGGACATGTTCACGGCCGGCATTCAGGGGGCGCAGAGCTTCGCCGATGCGCTACGGAACGTGGCGCTGGCGGTGGTGCAGGCGATACAGCAGGTGCTGGCGGCCGAACTTGCGGCGCGCATCGTTGGAGGATTGACCAAGGTATTCTCTGGCGGTGGTGGCGTCGGAGTACCCGCGGGGCCGGGTGGTGGCGCCGCGCGCCTCGCTGGCGGCGGTGCCGTCTCCGGCCCGGGGACCGGGACGTCGGACTCCATCCCGGCGCGACTGTCGCGCGGCGAGTTCGTGGTGCGGGCCGCCGTGGTGGAGCAGCCCGGGATGCTCGAAGCCCTCGGGGCAATCAACCGCGGCCTGCACACGCCGGTTCTCGCCGGGTCCGAGAGAGCCCGTCGGTTCGCCGACGGCGGACTCGTGCCGGGGGCCGGCGCGGGCAGGCTTGAAACCAGTCTCACGATTGGGCTCTCCCCGGGGCTGGTGGTGAGCGAGCTGCAGAGCGCCGAGGGCCAGCGCGCGATCGTCCGCGTCCTCTCGGGGAACCGACGCGCCGCGGGCTCGGCGCTGGGGGGCTGACTATGGCGCTGCCGGCGGTGGTGTGGCCCGTGCCAGCCTCGACGGGCACCTTCACGGAAAGCTACGGATTCCTCACCGACATCATGGCCGGCTACAACGGCCGGGAGCAGCGGGTGGCCCTGCGGGCCGTGCCGCTCGAGACGGCGGAGTTCGCGATCCTCGCAGAGGGCCGGGAGGCTCAACTGGTGCGCTCGCTGGTGTACGGCGGCCATGTCGATGTGATCGGGGTCCCCTTGTGGCAGTATGGTCAGCCGCTCAATTCACAGATGAGTATCGGCGTTACGGTGATGTCTGTGACAACGGCCGGTATCCCGTGGCAGCGGATTGGAACCGTTGGCGGCTACGTGCTAGTGCATCGCGGAGCATTCGACTACGAGCTGTTCGAGATTGATGTCGTAAATCCGTCTTCAATCGTGGTGCTCGACCCGGCTGCCAAGACGTGGCCGATACGTACGCGCGTCTATCCGACACGGCTCGCGCGATTGCCCGAGGCCCCCGACCTGCGATGGGACACGCCTGACGTAGCGGAAGGCTCGCTGGCATTCTCGATGGAGGGGGTCTGATGGCCGATTACCTCGGTTTCCCGGTCCTCGATGTTACGGTGGAAGACCGCGGAGACGGCACTGCCGAGCGCTACGAGCAGAAGCGGTTCGAACTGAACACGCAGACAGGAACGCGCACCATCGATGCCCCTGGGCTGCCGGCCGGGGTGCGCGAGTTCCTGTGGACGTGTTTCTCGCGAGTCGAGGTTGAGGTGCTGCGCGTCTTCATCGATGGACGCCGGGGGCGGGCCGTGCCCTTCTGGCTCCAGTTGCCCGAGGTTGCGATGCGGCTGCTCTCAAGTACGGGCAGCCCCACGCTGCAGATCGACTACATCAACTTCGCGCTTGCGTTTGCCGCGGCTGGTGGCCGCGCCCATCTTGCGATCGAAAGCGATGCGCCGCCCTTTGGTGTCTATTCGTACCGCAAGGTCGTCAGTGTTACGGCCGGCTTCCCGGCGGATGCAATCGAGATCGTTGGCCTCGATTCCGGGCCGCCCGGCGGAGGCGTATGGGGCGAGGGCGCGCGGTCGAACCGGATCCATGTGTTGCGCTTGTGCCGACTGGACACCGATGAGGCGCGGATCGAATGGGAGGGAGGTGCCTTCGCCCGCTGCCGGCTGCCTATCCACGAGCTGCCGAACGAGACGCCGGCATGATCAGCGACGCAGATGGGCGCGCGGTCGCGGGCCTGCGGCGCCAGCATAGGCGGCGCGTTGTCAGCACGCCTCTGCCGGCAACGACCTTCGGATATGCCGCCTATGAGCAGGGCGCAGTGCTGGCCGAGCCGGTGGAGTGCTACAAGTTCACCGCTGGTGGCACCGTCTACCGCTACACCTCGGCCGACCGCAGCGTCGTGCTAGCCATGGTGGATAGCGGGACGTATGCTCCGGCGGTGGTGAGCCACGATGAGCAGGTGTATTCGCAAGAGGACGCATCCGAGAACATCACCGTCAAGGTGCCCCGCACGAATCCGATCGCCCAACTCTTCATCGCCTACAATCCTCCGGGCTTCGTGGTGCTGTCCATCTACCGCAAGCACCGGGCCGACCCTGAGGAGATCACGATCTTCGTGGGGCGCGTCCTGTCGTGCAACTTCGAGGGGCCGGAGGCGGCGCTGGTGTGCGCGCCCATCTCGCAGGCGTTCCGCCGGCGTATCCCTTCGCTGGTGGTGCAGCCGCAATGCAACTGGAATCTGTACGGCAGCGGGTGCGGCGTGAACAAGCTGAGCTTCAAGGATTCTGGCACCGTGATCGCCACAAGCGGCGTAGTTGTGCAGGCGGCCGTTTTCGGTACGAGGCCTGCCGGCTGGTATAACAACGGCTGGCTCGAACTCGCCAGCGCGGAGCGCAGGTACATCGTATCGCATGTGGGGGATACCGTGACGCTGCAGACCCCGTTCGCGGCGCTGGCCGCGGGCACTGCCATCGATGCGTATGCAGGCTGCGACCGCACCGAGGCAACGTGCGCCTCCAAGTTCGCGAACCTCGTGAACCACCTCGGGTTCCCGAGGGTGCCAACGCGCAATCCCTACTCGGGGAGCATCACCTAATGCCGTTCTGGCTCGCACTGCTCCTCTACGTGGGCTTCACGGTGATCTCCGAACTCCTGCGGCCGAAGCCCAAGTTCGGCGCGCCGGCCCCCTCGAGCCTCGGCGACTTCAATCTCCCAACGGCGCAGGAGGGCCGCGCGATCCCGGCAGTGTTCGGCACCTGTAAGATCGGCGGTCCGAACGTGGTGTGGTATGGGGATCTCGTGGCGAAGGCGGCCACTAAGAATGTGAAGACCGGGATGTTCTCATCGGACAACATCGTGATCGCCTACCTCTACCACCTCGGGGCGATGCTGGTGCTATGCCACGGCGAGGTCGACGACGTGCTCGAGGTGCGCTTCGACGATCGCCCGGTGCCGGGCGGCGGCTTCGATGTCAACGCCGGGAACAAGGGCATTGCCTTCGGGCAGATCCCGGACGAAACCGTGCGCCTCGCGGCCATGACCGAGGGAAACTACAAGACGGGCGCCCTGCTCGCAGCCGAGGCCGAGGACAAGATGGCCGCCACGTTCGGCTCGAACTGGCGATGCGTGTACGGCTTCCACGTGGCCGCGGGCCGTAGCGACACGTTCGTCTATGCCGTGCGGCGCTCGAGCGACAACCTGTTCGACGCCGACACCACCGCCACGCTGGCCGCCGGCGCCTACGACACGGCCGGCTACGCGGCCGCCCTAGTGGCGGCGATCGTGAGCGCCGAGGCGGGGATTGGGGGCGGCCCGCGCGTGGTGCCATCCGTGAGTTATGCGCAGGGCCTCTTCGGGCTGAGCGCGGGCAAGAGCGTAATGCGGATCACGCTGTCACCTGCGCGCGCAGGCTACAACGGGTGGAAGCTTCGCGGGGCCGCCATCGCCTACACGCAGTCCACCCTGCCGCTCGTCGGCGCAAGGCTCGGCTTCGACAAGACTATCGGGACCATGCCGGGTGTCTACGAGGCCCCTAACCCGGTGGGCGTCGAGCGGTTCATGTTCGCGAAGGAAACCGAGATCGGCAAGCTGCTCACGGCGCACGCGGGCTTCACATCGGCCGACCTGCTCGGGCTGGACCGCACCGGCGCGGCGGGGGCTACGAAGTACCGGCCGAACCACACGTGGTCGCAGGGATGGGGCGTGGTGGGATACGGCGGACCCAATGCCATGTCGGCCGCGTTGGCGGACGACAGCGATGGCACGTATGGGCGCGCTGGTGGTGGTGAGGGCTTCGGGGACCTATGCGGCGTCTACGGGGCGGGCGTGCAACTGGCGCCGGTGCTCGACCCCGGCGACACCGGGGCGGTAACGCTGCGCTTCCGGGCGCAGCGGTTCGGGAGCGAGAGCGCCGGCGTGGTGACGATCAACTGTCAGCTCTATGGCGGGCAACTGCCGATAGAGGAGGGCGGGGCCGGCACGGCTGGCACCGTGGTCAAGTCGTTGTCCGGCAGCCCGGGCTTCGGAGCAGGGTGGGCCGACTTCGAGGTGACGCTGTCGGGCGCCGAGGTCGCGAGCTTCCGGAGCACCGGGGGCTTCACCACTGGCGCGAGGATCAGTATGCTCGCCTCCAGCTCGGGCCTCGGGAACTGCAATAACAAGGGCGTAGGTTGCTCGCGCGTTGAGGTTGAGGTGACGATGCCGAACTATAAGATCATCCGGCACCACCGGGGCTACCGCGAGGTCGCCACGACGGGCCTACTCTTCACCGATCTCGGCAACGGGCGCACGGCCATAGACATCAATCAGCCGACGCTCTTCGGCGGCACGGAGCGCGAGGGTGGCGTGAAGGGCCGCATCGACTTCTACCGCGGCACCTTGACGCAGGTAGCGAATGACTACCTCGAGGCGAAGATCGGCGCTTCAATGCCGGCATTCCGAGGCATCTGCTATGCGGTGCTGCGTGGCCTGTACGTCGGCACCTCGCCCTATCTGAAGGCGATCTCATTCGTGGTGCGCCGCACGCCGAACCAGTTGGGCCTGCCCGCCGGGCGGCACAACATCGGCGGCGATGCGAATCCGGCCTGCATCCTGTACGAGATCCTGACGAACGACCGATGGGGCCTCGGCATCCCGGCGGCTCAGGTGAGCGTGGCGAGCTTCCTTGCCGTTGGCGACGCCCTGTACGCCGAAGGGTCGGGCCTGTCGATGGTGTTCGACGGGGCGGCGGCGGGGCGTGATCTGATTGGGGAGGTGCTGCGCCACGTGGACGGCGTGCTCTATACCGACCCGCAGACCGGGCTGCTCAGTCTGTCGCTGGCGCGCGATAACTATGGACCGGGCGACCCGTTGCTGCTCGACGAGAGCAACGTGGACGAGGTGAAGATCGGCAGGCCCGCATGGGACGAGACGAGGAACGTGGTGAAGCTGAACTACATCGACCGGGCGAACAACTTCACGCCGCGCGTGGCGCAGGAGCAGGACCTCGCGAACGTGCAGGCGCGGGGCGGCGAGATCTCAGAAGAGACGTACGACTTCCGCGGGATCTCCAACGCGGCGCAGGCGCAGCGGTGGGCTGCGCGCGTGCTGAAGACCGTCTCGCACCCGTTGGCCCCGGTTGAATTGAAGGCAAGTCGCGTGGCGTGGCAGTTGCGGCCCGGCTCGGTGGCGCGCCTGCGCTGGTCTCCGCTCGGCATCGTCGACATGGTGATCCGGGTGACGCGCCTCGGCGGTGGCACGCTCAAGCGCGGGCAGATCAAGATTGATGCCGTCGAGGACGTCTTCGCCGTCTCGGGAACTGGCTATCTGCCGCCCGCCCCGTCGGGCTGGATCGACCCCATCGCGGCGCCGGCGGGACTGGCAGATGCGCGTCTGGTGGAGTGCCCTTATGCGCTGGTCGTCGGGCCGGACCGGCTGGTTCTGGCGCTTGGCGCGCAAGCCGCCGCGGCGCAGTTGGGATTTCAGGTGTGGGCGGACGCGGCTGGTGGGAGCAAGTACGCGCTATCGAACGAGGTACGCGAACTGACGCCCACGGGCACCTTGACGCAGGGGCTAGGCTACGCTGGCGGCGCCCTGACGATGGCGGCATCGGGGCTGGCGCTCCTCCAATCCGCATCGGATGCTGACTTTGCTGCCGGCCGGAACATTGCGCTGCTGGGCGAGGAGTTCATCGCGTGGCAGTTCATTTCGGACAACGGCGACGGCACGTTCACGCTGAACGCTGTGGTCCGGGGCGTCGCCGATACGGTTCCGGCGCTCCATCTGGCCGGCGCGCGGGTATGGTTCGTCACCGACGGCGCCGGCCTCACCTCGCGGACGCCCTACGGCTCAGATCTCACGCTGGGCGCGAAGCTCCTCGCCTTCACCGGCCTCGGCGTGCAGGTGCTCGATGAGGTCTCTGCGCTGGCCGTCACTACGAATGCCCGGGCGCAGCGGCCCTACGTGCCGCGAGACGTCACGGTCGATGCCACCGCCTATCCCGTATTGATCTCGGCATCAGACATCACCGTAAACTGGCGCCACCGCAGCCGTCTTGCCGAGTGGTCGTGGGCGGATGGCGGCATCACCGCTGGCCCCGAGCCGGGGCAGACGTACACGCTGCGCTTCTATGGGGAGGACGGGCTGCTCAAGCGCACGTATTCGGGCCTCGCTGGCGTGTCGCAGACGTGGGACACGGAGGTAGCCAACGCGGGCAGCCGGCAGCAAGCGGTCCGCATCACGCTCGAGGGCGTAGTAGGGTCGCTCGTATCGTTTCAGATGTTCGACCTCACCGTCTACCGGAGCATCGCCGACGTGCCGCGGCGCTCCGACCTGCCGGTGGGGGCGCGCAGGCGCCGGCTGGCGGGGAGGCGCGTGGTGATGGATACCGGGCACGGAGGAGAATAGATGGAAGGGAAGGAAGGCGTCCGCCGGCTGGTAGGCGGCCTGCCGGATTCGCGGCCGCGGGACCAGCGCGGTCAGATACGCACGCCGCGCGGGAACGCGACGCCGGTGTTCTGCGCCAACTGCGGCAAGCCGGCGGGCTTCGCCTACGTGTCGACGGAATTTATCATCTTCATCTGCGACGCCTGCGAACAGGCAGGCGGCGCTCTAACGCTGCCGGTGGTGGACGAGGGCTGCGTCCGCGGCCGCAGCACAGGCAGCCCGACGCCCACAGGCGCCGGGCGCAAGGAGGGATGAGGCAATGTTCTATTACGATGTCTATCGCAGCGCCACGACCAACCCCACGCCCAACACCGAGGATAACCTCCTCGCGTTGCGGACCGTGGCGAACCAGCGCACGGCCGCGATCTTCGGCCTGTACGTCTCCGGACGGCTCGCGACGCCGGGCGGGATCGTAATCCGCCTCAAGACGACCGCCGTGATCAGCACGGGCGGATCCGCGGTGACGCCACAGAAGCGCGACCCCGATGCGCCGGCGGCCAGCACGACGGCCTTCGACTTGGCGTTCACGGACGGCACCACGGCCACCGTGCGGCAGATCGTCGGCGTGGCGGCGCAGGGCGGTTTCGGCGGCTGGTTCGCCGCGACTCCCGAGCAGGCGATCATCCTGAAGCCCAATGCGGGCGCCAGCGGCAACGCCGAGCTGCACGACATCTCGGCGGCCGCCTCGGCGCCCTTCGAAGCGAACCTCGAGTTCGCCGAGCTGTAGCCGCACTGCCGGCCGAGGGCCTCGCCGTCGCGTGGCGGCGAGGCCGGTCGTGCCGCAGGGCTGAACTGTGTCGGTGACACATGTAGAGAATGGGTCGTTTGTCGCCAACGCCACCACCGCGACCCTAACGCTGACAACGCCGGGCGGCGCGCTCGAGGGCGACATCCTCATTGCCGTCATCCTCCTGAAGAGCAATCCCGACTTCGGTGGCCCCGCGGATTGGAACGCGCTGGTCAATCTCCATCGGAACACCACGGCGCAGCAACTTGAGGTCTGGTGGCGCCGCGCTACGTCCGCCGACGTTGGCCCACAATCGTACTTGTTCAGTAAAGACGCCGATGACAACATCCTAATGTGCGGGCTCATTAGCACATGGCGCGGGGCGAAGGCGACCGGTGATCCATTCGATACCACGCCACCATCGTTCAGCGATAACCCATCGCAAGACGCTGTCAACTATGCGACCTTTGACCCGGCGTCTAGTGATTGCCACGTGATAGCGGTGGGCGTCTACAATCAAGACCTCACCACTGCCGGCAGCATCTCGGGCACGAATCCAGCCTATGTCAATCGGTGGGATCATGAAACCGCAACCGGCACTGATGCTTCGGGGTTCGGCTACTCAGGCGATTCGAACGGCGCGGCCACTGGCGCCCGCTCGCATTCAACCACCTCGACGGCCGATGCGATCAGCATCGGATGTCAGTTCGCGCTCTTGCCCGAGCCCGCGCCAGCGGCCGACGAGTTGTTCAGCGAAGTCGTCTGGCGGCGCCGGCGTGCGTCCACGGCCTACAGGTTCAAGCCCCTCCTGCGCGGCGACTTCGCCTACGACCTGCCCGCAGAGGCGCCGCCTATTCCTGACGCTCCGGGCGATTGGGTGCGCGAGCTGGTGCACGCTGCGCGGCGGCGGTGGATCCTGCCGTGGCGGTTTCGGCGCGGCGGATGGCCCGCGGACTTCGAGCCGATCGCCGAGGTGGAACTTGCCGAAGCGGGGGCCGAGCTGGTGCACGCTGCGCGGCGGCGCGGCCTGTACCGCTGGCGCTTCCCGAAGCGTGCGCCAGCGATTGGAGGAGAGCTGGAGTTCGTTGCCGAGGTGGAGATCGCTGGCGGCGCGGGCGAGCTGGTGTATGCTGCGCGGCGGCGCACCTTCTCGGGCTGGAGGTTCCGCGCGGGCGTCCGGCCCGGCGGGTTCGAGTTCGAGGGGCTGGAGCCTGAACCCGAGGCGCCGGTGGTGGAGCGGCGGCCGCTGAGCGAGTACGTGAAGTTCGAGTTGGGGCACCGGCAGGGGATCAAGTTCGATCGGCGCTAAGCGCCGGGAGGGGGGGGGGGAACGCGATGGCAGTCAGGATCCGCAGGATGGTGGTCCGCGACGAGGCGGACATCGCCGCAGCGCAGACCGGCGTGAGGACGCGGGCGGTGAAGTGCAGGGGGGCGACGACCGTGCTCTGGATTGGCACGGCCACGAACGGGAACGCGCTCGCGCTGGTGGATCCGAATCTCTCGCAGGACCCGGGGTTCGGCGCGCCGAGCGGAAATTTCCGGGCGGTGTCGGCGGCCGCGGACGGGACGGTCGCAGCGACGTTCGCCGGACTCGGCGCCATGAACACTGGAGGCCGCCTGTTAGCGGCGCTGCACCACGAGGCCGGGGGGACGTACCCGATTCTCGCGGAGCAGGCCGAGCTACGGTTCAACTCGCACGCCACGCTGACGATCACGGGGCTCAAGATCGAGGCGATCGTGATCGACGAGATCGGCGTGGACGTTTCTGACAGCGGGCCGGTGAACGCGACGTGAGCCTGCGCCGGGAGTTCATCGTCGTCCACCACTCGCTCACGAAGGACGGCCTCACCGTCTCGGCCGCGGCGATCGAGAAGTTCCACCGCGAGGACCCGGCGCACCGCTTCGTGGACGTCGGCTACCACGGGCTCGTCGAGCAGGTGGCGGACCCGATCCTCTACGGCTTCGCGGCGTGGCAGGCGATCGTCGGGCGGCCG